TGATACGTCAATAGTGTCCCTACGCCAGTCAATGAAAGAAGTGATAGTGGACGGAATAAAACCAACAAGATCCCACACACCCCACAGATCCCTCACCTTAATCTCCACGGTTGTCTGTAAAACTAAACCCGAAGAGGGAACATAGGTTAAATAGATGGGCTTCTGTAGGTCTGCAGAAACAATAATAAGGTTGTTATTAATAACAGAGGTTTCTATCTCCGCATTAGCAAGTCCGGGGATGATTAGGGGGTTTCCTCCATTAAGGAGGTTGTTTGATGGGGAACTAGTTAAGAGGTCTACAAACCAAATCCTATCAGCTACCCTTACGACACCAACAGAGACAGAGGCATCATTACCGGGATTCTCCCAGAGATGGAAAGACTGCCTAGTTCCTTCAATAATGTCTGCCACTAATCCTGTGGGATTCAGGGCATACCCATTCTCATAGTCTACACCAAGCCTACGCTCTCTAGAGCCATCTCTTTTTAATACAAAATTATCCTCATCTAAACTTGCATTCTCAGGATAGGTTAAGGGGCTTGCCTCAGTGATGAGTCCCTTAATGAATGTATTATATTGCTTGACTGATGTAGCCCGAGCCATAATTATTTACCCTGCTTGCCTTCTGCTAGATAGCTGGTAATTGCCTTGTTAGCCATTCTCTCCGAGGTAAAAATACCTGCAAAGGCAGCGGGGAGTTCCCCACCTTCAGTGAACTTAATACGATAGGCTGCAACCTTGGAGTCAAAGAAGGTGGCAACACCTTTCCCTTTTGCTGTGGTGAATGTACTCATATTAACCTCTTTTACGGCCCTTACGGCCATAGTCAGGATAGGTGATTCCGCTGGCAACCCGCCATGCTTCTTGTGACTGACGCCGACGTTGTGTGATCGCGTGTTGTTCAGCCTTCTGGTCTGGAAGCTGTCGCAGGCGTAGGGAGGCTGTACTCTTAGCCTCATTGAGAAGGTAGCTGAAAGATTGTGTAGGTAGGTCAGGTACAAAGACGTCACTCATTGACCATGTGGGGTAAATCTTACCCCATGCCTGAGTCTTAGAGTTCTGCAGGGTGGCGTCTACATCACTGTCATATGAGTCAAAGACAATGTGTTCATTATCGAACGAAGTGTAGTAGGAGGGAGCCTGATCATTCTTGATGTTCATATGAACACCAGAAGCATCAATCACCTCTGAGATGTTGGTGCTTGTAGAGTCTCGGCTATCCAAGATCCACATAAAGTCTGCTGGCTCTTTGTATGTAATCTGTGTTACTTTATCCTTAGTTTCTCCAAACTGCTTCACATCATATTTAACCCACATAAGGTCAATAACATTATCCGGTAGACGCATATGAGTAGGGAGCATATTATCTCCCGAAGCCTCTAACTGAAACAGCTGATATAGGTGAGGCCAGTCCTTGCCATCAATAATATTGAAGTAGGTGGACTTAATGATTTGGGCTACCTGTAAAGCCTCTACCGAATCGTTAATGGAGCTGACCTCATCACTATCCATATCGGATAGGATGTCTTGTACCATATCCAGTAAACTATAGCGTGGCATTACCCCACCCTCGTAATAATGAAATTAGCACCTTGCAGTGTGAACTCCTCCCCTGCTGTAGTCTCTTTAGCCATGATGTAAAGCTTATCACCTACAGTGACAGCAGGGAGGCAGGAGAAGGCCACAAGATTAGAATCCACCACACCCGAGGTAGTGACAACAGTTTCTACAAAAGCCTCTTGAGAGACAATACCTGCTCCACTATCTCTGCCTAGAGTAAACCTAAAAATACTACCGTTTGTAGCAGGTATGATGTTACCTACAAAAGTAATATGATAAGTCCCTGTCTCTGGGATATTGATGTAGCCTGCCGTTGTGTCTGCCGTCATCACCAGCAGAGTGTTTGCCGTCCAAGCTATTGTGCCTCCTAAGGTGGCGTTGTTAAGTGCTTGGTAGGCGGTTGTTAGCCCTGTGGTGGCCCCTGCGGAAGTGGCCTTAAGGCAAGCTGCCTGAGATTTTTGAACACCAACCCAAACTCCACTACCTGCCCCATCGGACATATAAACTTGTCCTACAGTAGCAGTGAGGTGCCCCTTAGGTTCGTGGAGTCCTTGGGTGTCTGTGAGTGTACTGTGTTGGACAGCCATCTTTGTTTCCTTTAGTTAAAAAATAAGGGACACCAGAAAACCTGATGCCCCTTAGGTGTTACAGAGTGTTGCTGGGGCTACTTATGGTTGTGGAGTCAGATAGGTGATGTACACCCGCATCTTGCCTGCTGTTGCAGCAGCCACAGTGGGCAGCACACGAACAACGACCGGAGCAGTGACAGCGTAAGCTGCACCAGTACCAGTTGCTAAAAGAGCGCCAGTACCGATAACACTATCACCAACTGCATCAAGGGCCGTCACAACACCCACAACAGCCGTCATTAGACCATCAGCATCATGTGCAGTGGTGCCGTCCGAAGCTAGATAGGTGCCTGCAGTGATGGCCGTAGGGCCAACAATTGCAGTGTCAACAATATAACGGCAAGAGAGGAAAGTGGTCCCAATTGGGAACACATAATCCAAGCCATTGACAGCAGCGGGAGAGGTGCTACTCAGATCGGTGTAGTCGAGGTCAAAGACCACATGCTTTACAACATCATCACCCAACTCACCACCAAACTTACCTTCGGTAGTGCGAGGGCCATAAGTTGCTAGTACGCCTAGGCCAGTATTTGATTCAAGAGACATAATGTTTATCCTTTAAGATTAGTAGGTTGAGGCAGAAGTGAACACAACACCAAGGGTGTCGAGGCGTTGAGCACCGAAACCAAAGCGAGAGGTCACTTGGAACTTATCGTTACGAAGCTCCTCATCACGCCAACCTTCAGTTTTAGGCATACGACGCCATGCATGCATAATCGGCTTGCTGCCATCATCTGCAATACACATAAAGATGTTAGCAACGTCACCAATCTCTGCCGTGTCGTTAGCAAGACCGTAGGACGAGGCATTCAGTGCTTCCGTAGCAGTTTTTACTGGCAGGAAGTTACTTGTGTACACATCAAAGCCCATAATGTTACGGACAAAGCGATGGGTTGAAGCAAAGCCAGTGGTCATCAAACCTTCAAACTGAGGATTGTAGCTAACCGAAGTGGTATTTAGAATCAAGCCATTGATAGTGGCCTCCACGATGGGGTCTACAATTGCAACACGGCCTGCTTGTGGGACATTGGCCTTATCAAAAGAGAGCTTCATAGCGATGAAGTCACTAAAGGTCATAAGACGATTGGTAGCAGAGGCACCACCAGCAACCCAACGGTGAGGACGACCATTCACTAGGTTGACGTTAGCGGAGGTTTGTGCACCACCAGCAGTGGAGAGGAACCGAGTCTCATGGTTCTCACCAATAGCTCGGGTAGACTCCATAGCCCGCATGCCCATCAGGGTGTCGATCTGAGCACCATCCTCACGGAGGTCATCAGAAACAGCCCACGCATCACCAACATAATCAGTGATGGATAGAGTGATGTTGCCGGTATCAATTGGGTTGTAGATCAGGGGGACATCTTCAGCAGCATCCTGAAGAGTCACCGTACCCACAGTTTTAATATTCAGAGTCGTACCAGAACCGAAATCAGAGACATCCCGATACATGCCTTCAGGGAGAAGGACATCAGGGAGGTTCTCTAGAATCATCTGAGAATAGACTTGGGCTTCGATGAAAGCCTGTGGAGTTGAAGCGGGTAGACCAGTTACGTTAGGCATTATTTATTCCTTAAGAGTTGTATTTCTTGTTGACCGTTTCACGGGCATTTTGAATAGCCTGTTTAATGTCTTTTGTGGAAGCACCAACCATACTCACCTTAGAGCTTAGGGTTCCGGGAGAACCTTGATTAAGCGATTCGGTGTTAACAGAACTAGCAACCTTACCTGCTGGTGCTTCCTGTTTCTTGGTGATTCCTGCTAGCTTGAGTACTACGTCAGGGCTGGTAGCAGCTAGTTTATTCAAAGCAGGTACGGAGAGTCCA